GTCGTCAGAGGAGATATCTATCCGAAAGAACTACGCAGAGGTTCACCAGGGAACTGGAAATCTTAGAAAAGTTATGATATTGAATTGGGGAAGCAATGGCTCTGATACTAGCGATAACCCAAACATAGATCCAAATAGAAGGTAAAAATTAAATGGCTATTTATAGAACATCCAGTAGATACAGGCTTTCTAATGGTGGCCGTTTAGCGGATCGCGTACCGTACGAATCAGTTACGTATTACCAGTACGTAACGCGTGAAAAAGACACGTTCTCTCGTATCGCTGCGCGTGTCCTTAATGACCCAACACGCTATTGGGAGATTGCAGATATCAATCCACAGGTTGAATGGCCCGACGCCATCCCAACTGGAACGGTGTTGCGTATTCCGTCATGATTATCAATAGTGGGTCGCTGCTATCTCCTAGAGTTTATTTAGAGATAGGAAACGTTGAGGTTAACTATTTTTCCGTGGCTCAAATTGAGCTAGATCTATGTGTTAACCAACACGATACCCTCACTATTTTAATGAATGGCATACCGTCCAAGGCAATCACGGACTACGTTAACGCCCCGGTTAGGTTCTCTATCAACTCTGGTCCTGGAAGAACGCATGAGTTTGTTGGGTACATACTATACGTAGAGCCTGAGTACAGCTCGTCGGCACCCATTGTCAACCAAACAATGTTTTACTCTGCAAAGATAGTCTGCTTTGGTGCGTCTGTGTCTATGAAAAGTACCCGCAGCAGAGTCTGGGGTGCAACAACGATCTACAAGATTGCGCAGGAGATCGCAGCCCGCTACCGATTTAGTCTGTCGGTAATTAGGGACGAGTTTGTTATTCGTAATGCTGTGCAGGCTAATGAATCTGACTGGGAGTTTTTAGTACGACTATGTGAAACCTACGGGTATTCAATGACTGTGCACGGAACTCATATGCGTATCTGGGATCCTTTTAAGGCGATCGGTCGTCGCGCCTCATTTGAACGCCTCGTTCCGCAAAACGAATACGCTGGACCTACTCCTGGGGCGATACTTAACCTCAAAGGAACCTTCGGATACCTGACCCCTGACGGGGAATCTTACAAGTACCGCGTGTCGTCTATCGACGATAACGGCAGCATAACAATCGTCTCTGATCCAGAGAGCGGGCCGGTTCCGTCCTGGTCTGGGTATGGTGAAACACCACAGTACATAAGTACTTTGGTTGATTCCGCGATGTCCATTGGCGAAGGTCAGAAGCTGATCGAGGCCGAGCGCAAAAAGAACTTTGCTTTCAATGCGCATGTGCAGATCTCTGCTGGAGCGGGGATTATCCCCGGGGGGATAGTGTCCGTAGAGGGATACGAGGCCAACTTCGAGGGCCTTTGGTATGTGCGCGATGTCAAACACAGTATGGGTGGGTCTTCATATAGCACCGAGCTTTTGATCTCACGTGACTACAACACCTCTGGTGAATTCCTGGTACCACCAACAACTCTAGAAGACCTTGCGCCTGAAGCTAGTTATGTAGATAATGGGTGGGTCGCATCTAAGCAAACGGTGGAATTATATGTATGACGGAATGAACCTCTATCGAGCTGTGGTCTCGTATGCCTCCGCAACAACCGGAGACATAAGCGTGCGTATACCTGCAATTCTTGGCCCAACAGAAGTATTGCCTGTTTCAAAGATTGGTAGGGCTGCGGTGGGTGGTACATGGGATGTACCACTACTCGGCAGTCAGGTGGTAGTGGCCATTGAGGATGACCGATTTTCAAACGTGTACATGGTCTACCCAAATCTTGCCGTAACTCAAACTACAGAAGGTGGAGACGGTGGGGGGGACGGAGGTGGGACTGTCGATCCGACACCCTCATTTGCAATGCCCCCTGGCTCAATCATTCAATTTGGTGGCGCGATCGTGCCGGATGGGTGGTTATTGTGTGATGGAACTCCTAAAAATACAACAGAATATCCTGACTTATTTGCAGCTATACAATACGCCTACGGTGGTTCTGGCTCCACATTTAACTTACCGAATTTAGAGGGAAGATTTTCAATCGGTAGAAGTAGCTCCGATCCAACATTCGCAACACTTGGCAGCGCCGATGGTAGTAAGACGAGAACTTTAGCCATAACTAATATTCCAGAGCACAGCCATACCCTGAATTCTCACACCCATACCCTGTCTCATACCCATACAATCGGTCATACTCACACAGGGTCAACAGACCAGCACTCACATGACCACGGCGATATCTCAAGTAGCGGTGGACATAGTCATCAAGTCCCATTCTTCGTGGGTTTGTATACCTCAGGAGGATCGGGAACCGGACCGGTTGGTGCCGCAGGTACAAGCAGTGTCACAACAAGTGGTACGGGGAATCACTCTCACAGCATTTCAACTGACTATCACTCGCACGATGTAGGCACAGGTCAGCCAAGTTCTTCTAGCTCAGGTGGGGCATCAACAACTACCACAACTGGTCCCTCAACTCCTAACACAGGAAACGCGGGCAGCGCTTCGCCAACTGCTATTGACATTCTTCCTCCGTATATAGTAGTAAACTACATAATTAAGGTGTAATTATGAAGTCTTTAAAAATTCCATATAACTTTGTTGGTGGTAAAACACAGACCACGTCCTCTGTATCAACTATTGCTGAGCAAAAGATTATTGACGTTCTTACTACTAGTAAGTTCGAGCGGGTAATGCGTCACCGCTATGGCTCTGGTATACGTCGACTGTTGTTCGAGCAGCTCGACAATCTCTCGTTAGCTGACTTTGTAATTGATGCTCGCCAGGACGCGGCGGACTCCATCAGTCGAGTGAGTATACTTGACATACGAGTATCGCCAACCAACACAATTGCTTCATACGGCAACCCGGAAACAACACTTGGAATAACAGTGATTTACAGACTACCACTTGGATCACCCCAGGTGGTACGATTTAGCGTTGCTATACCATCAGAACTCACTGAAGACAGCCTGATCTAGGAGATCAAAGATGCCGTTAAACACCCCTGGATTTGACTTCGCAAGTCGCGATTACGAAAACATTAGGCGAGATCTTCTTGCTCGTGCTGACCGCGTGCTGCCTGACTGGACCGATCGTGACCCCTCGGACTTCACCATGTTGTTGGTTGACCTATGGGCGTACATGGGAGATATCCTACATTACTATGTAGACCGAGCCGCTGGCGAAGCATTTATAGATACTGCTACTCAAAAAGAAAGCATCCTTGCTCTCGCTAACCTATTCGACTACACGCCGCGAACCAGGACGCCTGCCCGCGTCACTGTATACGTTGGTAACTCCTCGTCATCATCCGTAGTTATTCCTGCAGGGACACTGTTTATTGGTGAGGGTTCGGATGCTAACTATGAGTTCTACTCCACTTCTAACGTAACCGTTGACGCCGGACAAACAGGAGCAATTCAGGTATACGAGGGTGTGCAATACCCAGAAGAGACCTTGACCAATAGTGCTACTGGTCAGGTAGGGCAGTCATACACAATATCTAATTCCCAAGTAATCCCGTCGTCGGTACGAGTATTTGTCTACGAGGACGATGAGAATCCCACGGAATGGACTCGCGTTCAGAATGTCAATGCCCTGCCGACAAACGTTAGTGGTTTCTCGGTGTACACCACGACTGAAGGATTTACCTCAGTACGGTTTGGTAACCGCGTTAGTGGACGTGTGCCCCCTGTAGGTGTGCGTATTACCGTCTCGTACAACACGACTAACGGTCAAGCTGCAAACATCGCCCAAAACGCTATTCTTGGTTTTAAGTTTAATACCTTTGATGGAGTTTCAGTTACTGGTTCAACGCCTGGAATTGGCGGTAGCGATGGTGAGAGTCTTGAATCAATCAAGCGCTCAATTAAGTCTGCTATCCAAACCCAGTCTCGCGCCGTAACCCTGCAGGATTACGTGGATCTGTCCCTGCAATTGGAAGGCGTTTACAAAGCAGTAGCTTCATACACGCCTGCAACAGCCACAGTGTCTGTGTACACAATTCCCTATATTGCAGATTATGTGTCTTCAGCTAGCACAACAATTGCCGTAGACCCAGTCACTGTGGCAACAGTTGAAGGAACACTACAGCAACTGTCAATGCTTGGCGTAACGGTAGACGCAGCAGAAACTGTAACTTTACGTCCAAAATCAATTGAAGGAACTATCTACATAACAAACGGCTACGAGGCTGCTGCTGTTAAGCGTGTCGTTGAGAGCGCAATCGACGGACTGTTCACAATAGAAAATGTTGAGTTTGGAAAAGACATACGTATAGGAGATGTCTACCGAACTATCCATTCTATTGAAGGCGTAGATTACGCCACCATCACAGTTACTGGTACCGCACCATCTAATGTTGAGTTAATCAGAAAGGGAACAGTTTCGTTTACCACAGTCGGTGGAATCTCGGTGTAGGTGAACTGTGGCTCGTAAATCATTTGTAATTCAGAAGTACGAATCCGATGCTGAGTCAGCGTCATCTGGGTCAGCGTCTGTCTATGGATCGTATCTACAGTATCCGGTCGGCAGCGAGGCTGCTTTTGTTGGGCTGCCAGTCAGAGAGGACGAGGATACACAACTTCGGTCTGATGATTTGTCCCCGTCACCGGTGCTTTCCGAGCCGTCTATTCCCGGAACCCTAACGCCCTCCATCTCTTATTTCGAATCCCAAATACTCGATTACAATGAAGTGCGCTTAACGTGGGATGTCGCTCTTGCCGAAACTCTAACGTCCACGCCACAGCCGACACGCGTTTTAATTGTGTACTCAGATCTTGGTGAGCCACAAACAGTTGCAGAAGGGTTGCTGCTAATCAACACCAACAGCTCCAACTCCTTGACTCACTACACGAGGCCCGGAGCATGGGCGTACTACACGATGTTTATTAAATACGAAAATGCTTTTGGCTCTGTGTACTACGATCGGGTCGCATCTGTATCTGAACTTTTACCGTATGACTACGGGTGCTCAGATGATATGTATTCTAAAATTCCGGAGTATTACCGGGATCTTGACTCACGGTTAGACGTAGGTCTTGGAGGTCCCCTAAAGCGGATGATATCGCTTTTTGGTTTTGAAGCAGACAGGGTCCGCACAGTCATTGATTACGTTATGGCATTCAAGGATCCTCTTATCGCGCATTCGCAGGTGCTAGATGTTCTTGCTAAGGATTTGACAGTTGACATCCGCTCAGATGAGTTGGGAACCGCAAAGCTGCGCAACATCCTTGACAGTGTTGGGCTGATCCGTCGCGCGTTGGGTACGCCTGCGAGTATTGCTCTCATCGTTCAATCCGCTACTGGATCTGAAGCAGCGTTTAATCTGGGTGGAGCATCCCCCGCTATAGATATTTACGCTCAGCGGGTAAACCTTCTTAAGGATCCCAACATCATCGGTGGTGCGGCGGGTTCTTTCGTGGGTGGTACTCCTCGTACATCCACATTTACATCGACATTTGAGGCTGGCGGTGCTTCGGTGCCATCAGTAGAAGCTGAGTATGAAGGTGGTACTCCCTTCTCGTCCCTTAGCCCGTACGATGAGTTTGCTGATGCAGATGAACAGTTCCAAGAAGAGATCAATGAGCAGTTCTGGCAGTACGCACCTGACCCCGCGTCAGGTGGGTCGCTGTCTTATCTAAAAACAATCGACAACATTATTCCAATCTCACCAGGAGAAACGCTGTACTTCTCCATGCACGGTGACTTTGTGGAAAACGCGCAGGATGAAGTTGTTCGCGTAGCGCTATACGCCAATGGTTCTGGTGCTGCTTCAGCTGGGTATTCCGGCACGGTCGACGATGTTTTGGTATGTGAATCAGACAACCCAAGAGTAATTGCTGGAATTAAATATTGGGAATTGGAAATTCCTAATGCAACGTCTGAATGGTACACTGCGTCATTTACAATATTTGTAAACACAGCTGCAAACATTAGTAAGGGATTCCAGAGACTCCTCCTAGAGAAGAATCTTGGTGGAAGTTACTTCGATGGAGATAGCGCAGAGGGTGGATGGGTCATTGATTATGCCACTGGAGAACGCCTATCCGACTACCGATGGCACAATGTGGATGATCCATCGTCTGACATTGAGGGTGAGGCGCAGCAATCCTATTCGGTGTATAACTCAAACTATAAGAAAACTAGATCTCTAGCAGATCGCTACCTGGCGCAGATTCTGCCCGTAACCCAAGTTTCTTATTCGAATGTTATATACAGTAACCGCCCTGACGACAACACAACACCAATATGGTCTTTAAACTGGAACGTAATCAAGGGGCTTGAACAGGCCACTGAAGATCCTGGTGAGCCGTTGTTGCCAAGTGAATTTGAGTGATGTAAGTATACTCTTTGTATGAGTCTTTTAATCGCTGGCCTTGCCGTGTACAAGTTGGTTCAATTCGCAGATTCTCTTCTGCCAAAAGAACCGATGCCCTGGGTTCGCCTTGTCGCAAGTATTGCAGCCGGGTATGGCGCGGCTGCTGTAGTTGGTCTACAGGACATCTGGATTTCAGGATTGTCAGTTGCAACGGTTGCGGGAGCTTGTCACGCACTACTACGATTGGCAACACTCGTTGGGGACATGGCCCAGCGAAAGAGCCTAAGATAAAGGAGAACCATGCGCGAAGCGTACGGAGTTATTGGGTCGGGATCAGCATCCCGTAAGGTCATTGAGGCATCCCTCAATGACATCGGTTTGGAGCCGGTGTTCATTATTCCGTGGTACGGCAAAGTCACTGACGGACTTGAGGCCGTGTACGACTGGGTTATCGACAATGAGGCAGCGTTTTCCATCGTCGCTCAGGATGGTGTTAAGGCTGTGCCTAAGGCACTTGCAGAGAAGGCAAGCTCAGTTACCGTAGTTGACGACGTGGACTCTCACATCATTAGCAACCTGAAGAACCGTGAGGTTGAGGGGCTTGCCCTAGTCCTCTGGGATCAGGACAAGGAAAATTACTCAGTGAGTATTGCCTCGCGAGCAATCGATCTACGATTGCCGACACTGGAGCTAACCAATGGTCTAGTGCCGATCATTCTTGACAATGACTCAGACGCACCTGAGGAGAAGGAAGAAGAACTTCCGGACCTTGGTGAAGCTAACTACGAGCGTGAGACCTTGGAAATGATGCCTACCGCTCTTGTTAAGAGGATGGCTAAGGATAAGGGGTTCGATCCCAAGTCAAAGGAAGACGCTGTAAACATGCTGTCTGGTGGCGAGGATCCCTCTAAAGTAGTCGGCTCAATCATTGTCCTTATGCAGGATGGTACGGAGATCGGATTCAACGGAGACCCAACAATCTTGAAAAAGTTGATGGATGTGATTGTCGAATCCCAGAAACCATGGTAACTTGAGGTTGTCAACATAACCCTGAAGAGGGTGTTCGAGACAGCACAACATATTCCCCCAAGCAAAGGGCCACCCGAAAGGGTGGCCCTGAGCTTTTGGTACTAACAATTATTTGAGCTTGTACTGAACGAGAAGCACTAGCGCAAGAATTACTGGAAGTGATAGTAGGTATAAGGATTCCATCACTTCTTCTTTGCCGGAGCCTTTTTAGTTGTCTTCTTCTTGCCGCCCTTAGGTCCCTTGCCGTAGCCAGGTGCCTTTGGGTTGGTGAGTCCACATCCACATTCTTTACACATTACTTGCCCTCCTTC